CTTCTGGGTAGCTGATACCCAAGCGTAAAAGAACATATCATCACGAGGACAGAATACAAAGTCCTTTAAGACTGATGCTTTTGTTAGTACAGTCTTACCGTGACCACGAGGAAGAATAATAGCAAGCTGCTTAACTTCTTTATTATCGATGGAATCTGCGACCTCATAGTGGAATGGAGGGGTTTCACTACGGTTAAAGTCGTCTGGAAGAAACAGCTTGCCGAATGATATTAAATCTTTTTGTGCTAGTGCAAATACTTCTTCTGCTTCAGATACGTTTCTACTGTTTATGTTCATTAGAGCAAAGATGCCCCAGAAGCATAAAAATCTCTTACTGATTTTAATATCTTTGATTGACCAACTGGTAATGCCTGGTCATAAGGATAGAAGTTTCTTATATATCCTGGTTTTATACCATGTGGAAGAATGACATGACCTTTTGACTGGTATTTAAAAAAATCTTTTGTGCCAAAATGCCTACCAGATTCAGCTTCACCAATAATAAATCTCTCTGGCGCTCTAAATTCATAAACACCAGCTACTTGAGACCTAAACATATTTATCAATTCTTCATTCATTAAATCTCCTTCAGGCCCTTCAACAAGAGGCCTGCCAAGAAATTTCTGAAATTCTTTTTGCATTCTGCGTGTCTTAACATCGGCTGTCATTGGATATTGCCTTGCTTCCATCATATCTAATGCTGTCCATAAAGTATGTGGTTCATCTTTTGCATACAACCCACTGCCTGTCAATCTTAATTGCCTTCCTTTACCTGGAACGTCTACGTTTTGAATCATTTTTCTAAATGGCTGTTTCACAGTTCCTCTATATAAAGAAAAAACCTTACCAACAGCACCTAGCAATCCCTCTTCTACATCTTGAGGGACAAACATATCAATTAGGAATGCAAGATTTCTCTGTTGTTTCCTTCTTAATTCAGGGTCTTTCTCTTTAGATGGCAGCCTCTCTTTAGCAAACCACTGTCCCATCGTAGTTGGAGCATCTGGATTTGCCTTACGCCATACTATACTTTCAGCCTTCCTGGCATTCTCTTCCCATGGTTTACTAAAAGCATCATCATGTATCTTCTGTATCTCCTCTTTAGAAAATACATTTCGTTTCTTCTTCTTAGGTTTCTCTTTTGTGCTAGAGAATCCAGAATTTGTATAAGAATCAGGCATATTATTCCTTTGAGGAATTTAACACTAATTCTTTAGGTGCATCTGGTAGAACTTGTCCTTTAGCATCACTTAACTGCTCAGGAGAGAAGCCTTGGAACATCCCAAAGACTCCTACATCTCTCTGCTTTACTGTATTCGTAGATGTACCTATAATCTTGCCTAACTCTTTTGTAGACTGAAGTATTATATTATCATCTTCACTATCATCTGCTAATGTCTTCAGCCTGTTAAGTATATACCTATGATCTACTCCTAGCTCTTTAGCTACGTCTAATACAGACTTCTCTATTTCTTGCATTACTCGCTCCTGTTTTAAAAGTACTAATGCCTTCTTCCTAGCTTTATTCTCATCAGTAACAGTTTGAAACGCATCAATATAAGCTTTAACCGGGCCCATTCCCGAAACGACATTAGTAGCGAAGATTTTTTCATTGTTCGTTACCTTCTTACGCTTTGTTACTCTCTTACTTGTGTACTTTATCTTCTTAGAAAATGTGTACCTATTAGGATGCTGGTCAAAATCAGTATCCATAAATGTCTTCTCATTATTGACAAACGTCCCTACTATAGTCCTTACATAATTCTTTGCCCATTTGTAATTCTTCCTGTCATTAGGATGATTCAATGCTGCTACCTTCAATAACTGTACTACCCTGTCATCATCACTTAACACCCAATCACCTTCTGCACCATCCCTCCAATTATCTACTATCTTCTTATCTGTATATCTCGTCCCTTCAAGATGAGCCATATGCTGCATAAACTCATCTTTACTGTCATAAACGTAATGCCTCTTACCCCTAATCTTTTTGTATTCCATGATCCCTCGCTAATTTCTCCTCACATCTAATACACCTATTAGTCAACTGCTTTACCAAATCAGCTACAGGCTTCTCTACAAAATATACTTTTTCATCTATCTCTAAAGGATACTCCTTGTTTATCCTCCTAGATATCATCTCCAAAATATCCTCCTGCAACTCTAAAGGCAAATTTGCTATGAAATCTAAACTTATTCCCATTCTACCGGTCCCTGCATGTATGCTATATATATATTATATATATATATATTATATATATATGCTATATTAGTTATAATACTATACCCCCTCCAACCTTTCTTTTCTTTATCTTACTTTCTTTTCTTTTCATAAGCAAAATTACATGAATGACCATGTTGTAGTCAACAGTAGCATCATTTTGATATGGAGCGTTATAACGGTGTAGACCGGTCTCAAAGAGGACTTTCGTAAATAGGATTTACGTTGTTTTGTATTTTGATTTAAAGAAGTTTATGTTGATTAACATATGAAAGGAGTCATTAACATGACTATAACTGAACAGATCATTAAGTGTGCCATGCTCAAAGGCATGACACAGCGTAACTTTCCAATGTTTAACCTGCTTAATGCAGCTCGTGAGGATCAGCAGATCGCTCAGGGCATGGCTGTAGTAATGACCGATGCCTACGGGCAGAGAGTACTTATGCCTGGACCTAATGCTCAGCCTACTGCTGAAGTCAATGGTCAGCAAGTACCCATCCAGGAGCCAGCTGCTCCTGCTACTGGTGTCACAATGGCACAGGTGGATGCTAAGCTTGATTCATTGAAAGCTGAGATCAATAAGACTCAGGGCCGTGCGTTACATAACGTGCAGACTGAGATTATGAAAGCTATTCACGCTCTTAACCCAGTAAAGGAGGACGCTGTTGCTGTAACTGACGAAACATAACCATTAAGGGGAGGTCTTACCTCCCCTTTTTTTAAGAAGATATTTGATTAGTATCGCCGCTAAGCTCGCAATGCAACAGCGGCATGCAACGATAAGCAGCAGCATATGAGTCTCTTTAGTCAAGTACGCTGCACATAATGCTAGCAATATAGCAGTATAAGCTAGTTTAAACAGAGATGCTACAGAGTTCCATCCCTGCTGCTTATTAGTACTAATTACATGAAAACATGGTCATAACACATGCTAACCAAGAAAGGATAACAATAGTATGAGTATACAAAAGATAGGTGAGGATCAATATGTGGTCTGGGATAATGATTGCTGGGTGCCAAGGTTTATTGGTACTCATGATGCATGCAAGGCATTTAAGAAGAAATATGAGGGTAAATAATTAAAAAGGAGCTACAATGATGATAGAATGGCGCAAAATCAAGTGCTCGGGCGGCTGTCCGATGTTATAGTCCCGGGAAGACATTAAACTCGTCCAACTATTAATAAGTGGTTTGATAAAGAGGACCACTATAATTAGGGCTCTTTATATAGGTTATTGCCAGTTCCTATAATCCAATACTGGCATATTTATGTTGGTTCCACCCGGGTTGATCACCACGGAAAAGACTGCGGCTATAAGGTGAGGTTATCGTAGGCACTAAGCAGCTCGGCTGACTGGTCTGGCTGTGTGTTGAAATCTAGAGCGTAATCAAGCCGCAGCGCCAACTAATTATTAAAACAAGAAAGGATACATAATGACTGCAGTAGAACATTTATTAGGTGTAACAGTGGTAGTAGTATTATACTTTGCCTTTGGCATAGCAATAACAATAATATTAAAAGATGTATTTACAAATAATAGAAAGGATAGCAAAAATGAGTAAGAAATCAATACACATCAAACACCAAAATGATATAAATAAAAAGCTTACAGATAAGCTGTTAAAAAGTAAATATTATAAAATTACTGATGAAAATGCAACTAATGAACCTTTATCATTTATAGAGTTCCAGCGTAAAATATCAGAGTGGCGTAATGAAGGATATATAAAAGCTTTAAAATGGGTTCTTGGTTTAAATTGAAATGATGAAGAATTTTATAATGACAAGGAGGATGAAAATGAATAAGAAAGACAAGCAGTTCCTACAAGAATGGGTGCTGCTTAATGAACTGATAGGCAATGTGCTGAGATCAGTTGAGAAAACGGAAAGCAAAGAGGTGCATGCATTATTTGTTGATGCATTCTCTTTACAAATGACTAGGATTATAGCAATGGTAATCCCAGATTTAGAACAAGATGACATGATTGCAGCAACAGCAGTAAATATGCTAGAAGGGAACAGAAGTGAAGCAAACTAAGAGATTAAATAAGACTAACAAAGAACTGTCTAAGGATATGGGATGCACTCCACGACAAATATCTAAATCACGCAAGCGTGGCTGGATATGGAGAGATGGCAAGAAGGTAAAGTACAAAGCTCCATTACCTGTGCAGTTATAAAGGAGAATGAAATGACATATGCATTTAATAATTGTGAGTTCACTAAAATTAATTTAGATAAATCACCTAATCATGATTACCTAATTAAAGGTGAATGGTTGAATACTGGTGAAGACCATGAAGTTGTGGTTAAAGCACCAGATTTATTTAAATATCATCAAGGTGAATTAATACAAAACTGTTTCCCTTATTTATCAAATAAGGATAGAGAGTTTTTAATGACTGGAACATGGTTAGAGCCAGAGGAGGAATGAAATGAGTTGGATAGAATTTACTTGTGGTGAGTGTGGTAATAAATATACAGAGCAAACAGGTGATACTGATGAGCGTGTATGTGATGAATGTTTAAATCATGAAGATGAAATGGCTGATTATGGACCTCCATATTCTATGGCTAATCCAACTGGAGAGCCTGTTGGATCACAGCCATATCCAAAGTGGAATGATAAAGCAAAAGAATATGATTATCCATTGAAGAGAAGGATAGAAGTGGAAATAACATATGAAGGAGAAGAAGAATGAGCTTAACACATCATTATTGGGTTGGTAGAACAACCCCAACAGAAGATAAAATCAAATTGCTATTAACAATGGAAGGCTATAAATCAGATGATATAGTTGTTAGGGAAAGTCCAGAAGGTCAAAGATATTTAATGATAGGGCATTGGGATTTTATAGAATCAAACAATCTAAACTATGTACAGCAACATTGTACAGTAGTCTTAGAAGAACATGCATGGGAAGATGCTGACTGTGGTTGGCAATTCGCATATATAATAAAGGAAAGGAAAGATGAGAATAAGAAAAACAAAGAACTTTGATCAATTTATATTGATTGGAGAGAACAGACCTGTTGATTGGAACAGAGTAGAAGCAATGTCAGAAGAAATGAAGATACGCAATCTTACAGATGGATACCCAGTAATTGTAAACAGCAAAGAAGCTGGGAAGAAGAAATTTGGAGAGTGCGATGGTAATCAGTATCCCGTCATAGATGGGCAGCACAGATATCTAGCATCTCATTTATCTGACACAACAATGCATTTCATAGTAAATGATAATTTTACTATTGACCACATACCAGCAGCAGCTGCATTTCAGAAGTCTTGGAAGCTTGGTGATTATTTACATCACTACTGTGAAAGAGGTGCATCTGAATATAAAGCATTCGCAGGATACATGGATAGAAATGGATTCTCACCAGCCACAACGCTTGTAGTTTTATGCGGAGATAGAAACAGGCATACATCAACATCGTTTAAATCTGGTAACCTGAAGATAGTAAAGACATGGTCTGCTGCAAATAAATTTGCTGATTGTGTTAATGAAATGCACCAGTATCTGCCATTTGCTAAACACTCAAGATTTGTAGAAGCATTTATTGAAGTGTTTAATACAGATAACTACAATCATTCTAAATTGATGGGTAAGTTAGATTATCTATCAAGCAAGTTTAGGAGATGTGCTGATACAAATAGTTATCTTGAAGAGTTTGAGAAGCTCTACAATTATAACTCACACGATAAAATATACTTTAGAAATTAGGTTGTGGTGGCAGCTGCATGCTAATTTGTTCGTATTATAATTGCTTAATACTCATTTTAGCGTTGTAACTATCCACGCCTATATTATAGGCAGAGCTTCCTAGAATTGAACTGGGCCATCCTATGAGGCTGCGGTCGACGGATAAACTAAATTCCTCTGCCTATAAATATTGATAAAATCGTTAACTTAAAGTAAATTCTATAAGAAGAAAGGAGTTGATATTGTTGAACTTAGAGACAATATATGATAACTACCTTGACATGCTCCAAGAAGAGCGTGAAGAGAAATACAAAGAATATAAATCATGGTTTTCAGCTTCAAGTGCTGGTAGTTGCTACAAGAAACAGTGGTATAAAGTATGTGACTTTGAAGCAGAACCATTTGATATTAAAACCAAGAGACTATTAAGATTAGGTACTATAGTTCATAAGGACTTTGAAGAAGCAATAAAGCATGCTGAGCCTGCTGAAAATGTAAAAGTATATGTCGAACATGAAATAGTATTGCCTGAATTTAATGTTATTGGTCACCTTGATCATTGCTTAATTAAAGAAGATGAAGATGGAATAGAGATGTATATAAGTGATCTTAAAACCACTAAGACATCAGGATGGTATCAGAAATTTAGTAAGAAAGCTATGATGAGACCTCGCAAGATAGGACACTACGAGCTACAGGTAGCTACATATGCATTAGGAATGATGTATGAAAATGAAGATAAGAACACGAAATATGATGATGCTAAAGTATCATTAAATCTTGTGTATTATAAAAAAGATGATTCAGAAATGAAAACAGTAAAAGTTCCAATAGAAGCTATTGATAATGCTATTGCATACTGGACAGACCTTAATGATTTCATTGAGGAGGAAGGAGGTATAGAGAATATACCACCAGATGGAGCAGTAGGAATACCAATGCAGTCTTGGGAATGTGGTTATTGTAATTATTCAAAAATATGTAAAGGGAGTTAAAATGCCAATAAAAAAAGAAACATTGAACGATAAACTAGGTTATATACAAACTAATCTTAAGGTAGAAAAAGGTAGAAAGAATAGTTTTGGTAACTATATGTACAGGAACCTTGAAGATATATTTCAAGGATTAAAGCCATTGCTGAAGGAAACAGGATGTTTTGTTACTGTCTCTGATGAAATAAAAGAGATAAATGGTTCTAATTACATCTGTGCTACAGCGACTATACATAGTGGAGATGAATGCTTTTCAGTCACAGGATACGCTAGAGAAGCAGTAACTAAGAAAGGTATGGATGATAGTCAGATAACAGGAGCTACATCATCATATGCTCGTAAATATGCTTTTAATGGCTTATTTGCTATAGATGATACAGCAGATGCAGATAGTATGGATAATACAGAGCATCATGCAGGCACATTATCTAAGCAAGAAGTAATGGAGCTGTTATCAGCTGCAGGAGATGTTGATGAAAAGACATATGAAATGATTGCTGGGAAGATTGATGATAGAAATATCAATAGAAGCAATTATAAAGTATCATTAGATAAACTGAAAGGAATGAAAAAGAAATGAGTGAACACTACAATGATAAACTCTTAACTGAAGGTTCTAGGTATACAGTAGGAACTAATGATGGATGTACCTTTAAGAACGTCATATTTGAAGGCACACGACAGTTTTATGGAAAAACGATGATGTGCTTCAAAACTGATAATAGTAAGCAAATAACAGTAAATCCAAGTTATTTCAGTTTCGCTGTAGAAGGCGATACAGATATGAATGAAGTAACTTATAAACAAGCAAAGGAGGTCTCATGGGCCGATTAACAATAGAAGAGGTTGATAGCCTTACTAAGTCCGGAGTACTTGATAAGAAAGCAGTAGAAGAACTGCAAACAAAAGGTCTTGTCGGTACAAGGAATAAAGGTACCAAGTATTATTTAAAGAATGGTAATGGTAAAGTATACCCGCAACTGTACTTTAAAGGTCTTGGTAAGAAAACTAAACCATCAAATAAAATGATAGACTTCAGAGCAAAATTCAATAAATTGCTCTCAGAATATGGGACAAAAGAATGAACTATTGGAGTATATAATGAAGAAATTTGATGCTACATTTGAAGATGGAACTGATGGGTATCAACCGGCAACTCCGGGGAAGTATCCAGCTCATGTCTCGGAATTTGATGTAAGAACATTTGATTCTGGAAGTAAGGTATTCAATATTGAGTTCATACTTGCAGAAGAATGTAAAAGCATGCAAGTTCAAAAGCATGAGAGGAAAGGTAGGACATATATACCATGCAATAAAGACAATGGAGACCCTGAAATAGTTTCTGCAGGATTCATGACTGGTAAAAAATACAGGTCAGCAGGGGTTTGGCTAACGCCAAAGCTGCCTGAAGATCAGAGATGGAAAAACAGAACATACAAAGAGTTCTTCACTAACATGGGTATAGAGTTCCCAAAAGATGATAAAGGCATAGTCCAATTAGGAGAAGTAGAAGAGGAAGATGTAATTGGAATGCCTGTATTAGCAGACGTTAAACCATACACTTATACTAACAAAGATGGTGAAGAGAAAACATCATTAAGGGTATTAAGTTTATTCCCTTGGGATGATGGTAAACGTATAGAACCTGAAGTACCATTCTAAAACAAAACCACAGCAGCAGTCATTTCTCATGTCCTTCCTCGGATAATGTATAAGGACTCCGCAGTCAATATGCATAACACACACATGATTGCTGCTGCTATTATCAGGGGCAGAAATGCATTTAGAAAGAATAGAGGTTAACTAGGCCTCTCGAATGAATAGGCTAGGTGGATGCAGCCTTGCCCCTGATATAAAGGAGAAAATATGCCACAGACAAAGATGAAAGCAAAAAGGATGTCATGTTGTCCATTATGCTTTACTATGATTCCAAAGGGATCAGATATTAAAGTGTATAACGATTCATGGTATCACATTAAATGTGCTGATGCTGTTACAGAAGCAGCTGATGCAAAAAAGAAACTACAAATAAACTTATTTAACTAAGAAAGGAAAGATAATGCCTCATAAATACACTAAAATAGGAACAGGAAATGCCTTTAGAAACGAAGGCAATGAAGGTAATAGACCTCCATATTCAGGTAATAAATTTGAGCTTGAATGGAATGGTGAAACGCATATGTTACAACTAGCAATATGGAATGGAACAGCTAAGAATGGTAACGACTATCTCCGTGTTGTATTAACAAAAGTAGAGGAAATTGATGAATAGCGACAAAGGATATATACAGGAAATGGCAGACGATAGTATAAGAAAGATCAATGTCATAGTCTCTGAATCTAAAAGATTCTTAGATGCTTTAGGTGAGATAGCTATTGCAGGAGATCAAGCAAATGCTATATATCTTATAGGTATAGCAAGAGCTGCGATAGATGGAGCTTCTACTACTGCTGATGATTATAACAGAGGTAAAGAGTTCTTGGAATCTCAAGGAGTAAAATGGGTATCACCTAGTGACCCCGGTGATGAGAATGATAGTAATAAAGTCTATATATCTGATGTCAATAAAGAAATTGCAAATGAATGGAATGATAGCAGTGCAAATAAATGGCATGATACCAATGCTCAAATTACAGCATATGATAAGTCAATGGAAGAAGAATGATTATTATGGAAGTAGCAAATTGGATTCTAAATCTAACTCTGCTAGGTATGGCATTTGTGATATGGATGATAGGAATATTCATGTTATCAATGTTAATTTCAATGTTTAAAGAATATATAAAAAGGAGAACATAAAATGGCAATGGATCATATACACTATCTTTGCTCCATAGGAGACAGAGATGGTTTAATAGATGAGCTTATAAGCAAAGGTCTTGATAAAGTATCAAATAAAACTGTAGAAGAAATAGCAGATGAATTTATTGAAGCTTATAATAATGTAGAAAAAAGAAAGGATGAACCAGCTTTTACAAATCTGCAAAAGATACAAAGTAAAAATGTAGATAAAATAATCTCAACTATTGGATATAGAGGAGAGGATTAAAGTGGCAAAAGCTATGCGAGTGCCAGTGTTAATATTCGAGAATATAGAAGAAGTTAAGATTATAATGAAAGCACTACATCATCGGCAAGAGCATAAGAAAGATGACCCTGTAAGAATACAAGGAATATTGAATGAAGTCTACAAAATCAAAGAGATCATTGAGAAGGTCAATCACTCCTAGAAGGATTAATAACCTTGTAAAGAAGGCACTAGCAAATGGGTTTGAAGCAAAACCGGCCCAAGGGAAAGTATTCTTAGAATCACTAGAACTTGGGTCGTTGTTTGCTACATCACATACTAAAGGTATACTTATAAATATAACTGATTCATCTGCCCTTGTTGTTATAACAGAATGTAATAATAAAGAAGACGAATCATTCTATTTAGGTAAACGCAGAATAGCTTGTAGAACGGAGGTAACACAAGTATGAAGAAATGTCCTTGTTGTGGATATGAATTTGGCAAGAAATATAATCCATCTATGGAGATTATTTCTCTTATGTCTAAAAGAAAGAAGATAACTAAGCATATGCTTAATACAGTATGTAATTATATTCAATGTGAAGTACCATCTGATGATAGTATAATAAAGAAATTCCAGTTCCTTAAAGGAATATCTCATGTTGATGATAAGCTTGTTCAGAATACAATAGCAAGATTTGCTTTACATAAATTGTATATGGAAGGATATGGATACAGTTATCTTAGAAGCATGATTGTAAGAGAACACAATGATGCACCAAAAAAGAAACTTAATGAACGCAAGAGGTATGGAAAACCTCCAAGTAAAAGGATAAAAGAAAATGCAAGATAATACATTAACACCGTCATATTTCCCAGTAATAGAACGTCCAGTTCTATTTGACGCTGCTGGAAATAAGGCACCTAGTGATATTAAAGGTGAAACAGGATACAAGCTAATTGTTAGGAAAGATACTAATGATGTGCTTAGCTGTGTTACTGATTCATATAAATTGATAACCAATAAAGAGATTATGACTAAAGCTAACCCTATTCTAAAGAATCAGGGAGCCGTCTTAGATGATATGCAGATGTTTGGCAATGGAGCAAGAGTCAAATATAAATACAGATTCCCAGATATTAAGGTGAAGATAGCTAAAGATGATTATGTAAATCCTCAGATTCTAATCAACAATAGCTATGATAGTTCTACTGAAGTATCAGCAATGGGTGGAGCATTTAGAATATTGTGCGCTAATGGACTCGTAATTGGGTTCTCTTTAGGCAAAGAAGGAGCACGCCACACAATATGGAATGAGAAAACTGAGATTGAAAAGATAATAAATTCTGTGATAAACAAAACTCAGAAGGTATTTGATAATGATTTCCCAATGATGATAGAAAAAGAGGTTAAAACTAAAGACAACAAGAAACTGCTTGAAATGTTTCCTGGATACACTATGGAATCAATGGTGCAGTACTTGATAGCTAATCCTCCTAAGAACTATTGGGATTTGCTTAATGCAGCTACATGGACATCAACCCATGTAATGAAACGTAAATCAGAAGCAACACATAAGTTTGAAGCAAGAATATTCGATACAGTTAAGAATATGGCTGCTCACGCATAATGGACATTGAATGTCCTGTTGTAATTCCATACTATGGGGGGAAGTTTACTATGAGCAGACAACTTGTAGGCAAGCTTCCTCCTCATAGGAGGTACTTTGAACCATTCTTTGGCGGTGGGTCAATGTTTTTCAGGAAGAATAAAGCTGAATGGAACATATTAAATGATATAGACAATGACCTTGTGAACCTATATTTGTGTGTTTCTCAGAGGTTTAATGAATTATGCGACTATATACGTTGGATTCCTAGAAGCAGACAGTTATTCGAGGAAGCACAGTTACTGATTAAAACGCCGGTAATTGATAACCCTAATCCTAAAAGAGCTGCTATGTATTTCTTTGCAGTTAGAAACTCATTTAACAATATACCTACAGGATCATTTAGCAAAGACACTAAATGGAATGTAGATATAATTAAAGAGTTAGAGCAATCAAGAAGAAAGCTTGATAACTGCACAGTAGAAAATTTACACTTTGCTGATCTCGTGAAGAGATATGAGCCTAGAAAAGGCGATTTCTTTTACTTTGATCCGCCATATGTAGTAACAGATAAGAAGACTAAAAAGAATTATTATAGAAATGTATTCGATAATGATTCACATGAACTACTAAAAGAAATGTGTGATTTTATACATGAAAATGAAGCTCAATTCATGATTAGTTATGACAATAAAGAAGAAATCATGAAATTGTATAACGATTATAACGTAAATTTCATTAGAACAAAATATGTAGGGACAAAGCCCGAAGATCGAGGTAAAATTAGAATCGAGCTCCTTATAACTAACTATACAATAGAAGAACAAGAAGAATTGTTTGATTGGAGAGATTAGCATATGTATATAAGAGATGCGGACGGCAATGGCATAGTATGCCCTCATTGTAAAGCCATTTCATTAAGAAAAGATGGATGGCAATATTGGAAAGGCGGAAAGAAAAGACAAAGATGGTATTGTAATGCATGCGGTAGGAAAACAATAGCTCCACATATAAAAGAGGAATCTCTATTCTCAGTGGAGAAGATGGACCCGGATCATATACCTATAAGTGCATTGATTGAAGAACGAGAAAGAAAATACGAGGTAAAGCATAAATCAAGAGTAGGTAAGCAATTAATAACAATTAATATAGAAATCGGTGGACCAATAGGTATATGCCACTTTGGTGATCCCCATGTTGATGATGATGGTACTGATATAGCTAGTATATACAAACTATGCAGTCTGATTAATAAAACAGAAGGAATGTTTGCAGGCAATCTTGGAGATGTGCAGAATAACTGGATAGGAAGACTCTCATTCTTATATGGACAGCAATCAATGTCAGCTAAAGAATCATGGAGATTGACAGAGCATTTTGTCAATTCAGTACCGTGGCTGTACTTAATAGCAGGTAATCATGATGTATGGACAGGCGAAGGAGACCCTCTTGAGTTCATTATGAGAGATCATCAAGGATTATATGAAAGATGGGGAGCTAGGATGAATCTTAAATTCCCAAATAGTAAGGAAGTAAGGATTAATGCAAGACATATGTTTAAAGGATTCTCTATGTGGAACACAGCACATGGTGTGGCCAAAGCGGCCCAAATGGGTTGGAAAGACCATATATTGACTTGTGGACATATTCATGTGTCTGGATATCAAGTGTTGAAAGACCCTGCAAGCGGACTTATAAGTCATGCTATACAGGTTGGCTCTTTTAAAATAATGGATGCATATGCTGAAAAGATGGGATTAGATGATAGAAATATATTTAATGCACCAGTTACAGTAATTGATCCACAATATGAAGATAATGATAATAGATTAGTTACAACAATATTTAATCCATATGAAGGAGCTGAATATTTAACATATAAAAGAGAACAATGGAAAAAACAAAATAAAAAGAGGAGGAAAAATGTATGAGTAGTATAAAATTACAACCTCATAGTGCAGAAGCTGAAAAAGCATTACTTGGCTCTATACTAATTGGAGGCAATGATGTATTTGAAGAAGCAAAGCATTGGGTAAGAAAGTCCGATGCGTTTTATTCAGAAGATAATAAGAAATTATGGATTGCAATGCATAGATTGTTCAGAGATAGAGAAGGAATTGATACAGTAACAGTAATTGATAAATTTAAAAGATTGAACCCTGATTATGATAAAAAAGGAGAAATAGTATATTATGTTACAGGATTATGTGAAGAAGTGCCTACAGCTCAACTTGTTGACAGATATTCCAAGATTATATGGGAAAAGTATCTAAAAAGAGAAGTTAGTAAAAGTGCTAACAAATTATATAGTACAGTCCTAGATGATGATCATCAGTCTATGGAAGATATACTTGGAACTCATATAAGATTACTTGAAGAAATACGTAATATACAACCTACAAAACTAAGTGACCTTGACCAAATAGTAGATGAAACTAAAAAACTAGTAGAATCTGGTAATAATATCATAAAGTTTGGAATACCAGCATTAGATATACCTGCAGGCGGGATGACAAGAAAAGAAATAACCGTTTTAGGAGGCAGGCCAGGACATGGTAAAACAACATTAGTGGTAAATATAGTTAGATCATTAGTTGAGTTGGGTAATAAAGTAATGATATTCAACAGAGAAATGTCTAACCCTGAAATGGTTAGAAAGCTTGTTGTAATGGAAGGAGCTGACCTATCTTACAGTAAAATAAGAAAAGGCGACCTAAATGGATCAACAGATGAATTTAATATGGCAATAGAAAAGATCAAAGATAAGTATAAAGAGAACTTGCTTATGTTTGATGATGTGAAAACACTCGATGAAGCTATGTTAGAGATATCACGACATAAACCGGATGTAATTATTGATGACTACATTCAGCTTATTTCAATGCCGGATACACATGAAAGAAGGTTCCAGATAGAGAGGATAGTATTAGACTATAAATGGATATGTAAGAAGGAGAATTGCTCAGCATTATTGGTAAGTCAATTAAATAGAGAAATTGAAAAGCGATATGAACCAAGACCTAGACTATCTGACTACTCCGAGAGTGGGGTTATTGAACAAACCGCAGAGACTGCATTATTTGTATGGTATGGCTATGTATTCAACGATGAAGAGTTTAGCCCATATAAATCTGAAATCATATCTGCTAAATCTAGATATGGTAAAGTAATGACCGAAGAAGTAGGATTCAATGGAGATAGATGTCGTTTTTATTTAACAGAAGAAGATGCTCGTAATGACACACCTAATAATGTGTGATATTTACAGCATAATAACAAAGGATATGGGCAGGTGCGAGGCTTATACAGTCGTAGAAGGCGGACCAAAACAACTAGCTGTGCTCTCGCGGCGTACGGTGAAGATTGCTGGGTGGGGTTGTTTTACTAGTACCTGCCCCCTTCCAAATAATAACAAAGGAGAATAAAATGCCTAAGAAAGCAACCAAAAAAAAGAAAGATACACTTGGAATGGCTCCAGCTGTACATACGAATCAGTTAGAAGAACAAATAAAAGAGTTAGATCAAAGAATAGATACTTTGATTGATGATTTTGGAAGTATAATTGATACACATAAAGATAAAATAGATAAGATATGTACAAGAATGGGTATAAATAAGCTATAATGACCATGTTGTACTAAAGATATAACTATTTTCCACAAGGAGGTTTCATGATAGCAGTTGGCATCGACCCCGGTAAATCCGGAGGTTTAGTTATAATTGATAGTAGTAATAAGACGGTCATGATGCACAAATGCCCAGATAATACAGTATTAATGGCTAATCTATTAAGAAGAGCTCAAACAGATGCTTGGATTGACAATCAACATATAAAGGTAGCGATAGAGAAAGTTCATGCCTTTCCTACAGATGCGAGAAATTCTGCATTCAAATTCGGTATGAATTATGGGCAATGGCTAGGAGCTATAGGAGCTCTTAATATATCTGCAGTAGAGGTAACACCACAACTGTGGATGAAATCATATGCACCTTTGCCTAAAAAGAAGTTAGAAAGAAAAAGACAGTTGCAAACTATAGCAACTGATATATTCTCAGAGACATATGATAACAAAGACAGAATAACATATGCAGTAAGTGATGCTGCATTAATAGCACTATGGTGCTTAGAAAGGGAGAAAGATGACTAACGAAAGAAAAGCAGAGGTACTGAATACCTTGCTAGAAATAAGAAATCAAATGTTAGACATGATAAAAAAAGAACTGAAGACAATTAAATGGGCTACAAGTAATGTAAAAGAAATTGATGAATTAATGATGAAGCTTAAAGGAGATGAAAACGGAAATTAAATTTGCCTTTATATGTTAGTCAATGGCAAAAAAAAGAGGGGGTGTCCGTAGTGGATACCCCTTTCTTATGCTGTTTGCTGCTGTCTCTTTATATTATCTAAGATAGATACCATCTGCTTGTTACGGCCTTTACCGCCAGGAGTACCAGACATACCTTCTAATGCTGATAGTATATTCTGACCTTCACTAGGTATTTTCTTAGTAGACTTTTTCTTTTCAGCATACGATGGTAATGGAATATGTCTACCTACTACAGGAAGTTTTTTAAGTTCTTTGATAAGACCTAGCTTACGTTCCTTTAATTCTTTAGATGGATATATACCTGTCTCTAATGCTACTAACTGACCAAAGCCAGCACCATTGTACATTCTTGGTGCTACTACAAATAGTTGTCTTGCTACCTCAGAGTTAATAGTACGAGCTACATCGAATACCTTTTGATTCTCTCTACTACCTGCATAGTCATGGTAACCTGCTAGATATCCTAGCATGCCAGGATCACCATTCTCAAAGTCTGTGAACAGATCATAGAACCCAAATACATTACCCATTGTAACCATATCTGCAATAAAAGGACCACCTAGTGTACCTATGACAGGGCCTTTACCAAAAAAGGCTCTACGTTGTCTTTCCTCATCACCTGAAGCCATATCTATAAATTGTTTAGCTCTATCGAATGTATCATTCTGAATAAGATTGCTGAAGTCACTATTTGTAACAGTATTAAGTACACCAGCTATAAACATCTGCATCATACCAAGTCTATATAATCTCCAAGCCTCAGGAGAACTCCAGTCACCAGCAAGTATATCCTCACCTCCTGCCTTAGCTATTTTCCTCTGGTAATTAAAGAAGTTAATACTATATGTAGCAAATTGACCAAGCACAGCTCCCTTACCTGTCCTTAATACCTTAGGTTTTGCAAATGGAGAGTACTCATAGTGCAGCTCTTTAACCATCTCAGCAGCAAAACGACCAGACTCTCTAGTAATATGATTCTCTACTTTATCACTAATCTCTTTGCCGTATTCA